AATTGGTGGTGTACGCATTATACAAAAGGTGGTGGTAAAGAACTTCCTGGACTTGTGAGAAGAAGAAAAGCGGAAGCAGTACTTTTTGTAAAGAAATTATAACTATATTTGAATTCATAATTTTTAGGTGGTTAGGTTAATTTAGCGAGTGGTTTTATACTACTCGCTTTTTTTTTGTAAAAATAAATAATAAAAGGCATTGTTTATTCAAATAAGTTTAGTAGATTTGTCGAAGTAATAACTAAATACTAAAAATTATGGAAACAAAAATCGATTACAAAGGCATTGATTTAAGATGCGAGTTTGAAATTTACCCAATCTTCGAACAAACAGAACACGAGCCAGAGTCAGGCGGTCAAATGTATGACTTGTTTATTTACGTTCAAGAAACAGAAGTATCAGACTTATTTACAGAAAATCAAATCATTGACATTAAAGAAAGAATTAATCTACAAATAGAAAACGAATTATGAAAATCTACGCAAAATTATTAGAGGCAAAATTAGAAATGGGAAAAGTTTTAAAAACAAAAACTAACCCACATTTTAAAAACACTTATGCGGATATAAACGCATTAATTGAAACAGTTGAGCCAATACTACTTTCTAAGGGTTTAATATTATTACAACCTATTGAAAATGGGAAAGTTTACACTAGAATAGTAGATGCTGAATCAGAACAATCAATTGAATCATTTATTGATTTACCAACAACTGGAACACCTCAGGCGATGGGGAGTGCAATTACTTACTATCGTAGATATACTTTACAAAGTTTATTATCTATGCAAGCGATGGACGACGATGGGCAGTTGGCAAGTCAACCGCAACCTAAACAGTTACCAATTTGCTCAGACCTTTTATTTGATAAAGCTGTTGCAAGATATGAAGGATTAGAGCTAGATGTGTTTGATAAGTTAATTAAAGCCTATACATTAACACCTAAGCAAGTTTTAGAAATTAACGAAATACTAAATAAATAATCATGGAAAATTTACAAAGACAATCAGTAGTAGAAGTAACACCAACAACATTACAAGACTACTTCGGAATATTAATCGAAGCAGTTAGGAATGGAGAATTAAACCCTTTAGAGTTGTACGGAAAAGCGAAAGAGATTGAGGACCTTGCACAGAAAGTAAAAATAGAAGTGCAAATGTTAGCAATTGAGGAGGCAGAAAAACGCAAAGAAAAAACTTTTAACTTTGGTAATTTTAAAGTTACTAAGGTAGAGGGTAGACGAATGATTGACTATTCTAACATTGAGGAGTATCAAATCGCTAAAACTAATTTAAAAGAGATTGAGGACAAATATAAACAAGTTGCTTTATCATCTTTGACAAGTTTAGATGAATCAACTGGAGAGATTCTTAAACGTCCGATAATAACCTTTAGTAAAAATTCAATCTCAATTAAGAATGTATAAAGTCTTAATCATGCCTTGTATCGGAGTAGTGTTTATATTGCTACTCCGTACACACAAAGAAAACGAAACAATACCAGTATTTAATTATGAAGAAAGAGAAGAAATATACAACGGAGATTCAGCGAACTACCTACCCTTCACCAGGTCGCCCGAAGATAAACAACGCAAAGATTGTCAAGGCATTGATACCAATTGAGCGAATTTGCGAATTTAAAGAGGTGGTTAAATCTTTTCAGAAATAGCCACATAGATAAATTTTAAACACAGTAAATATGGCAAGAATATTAGTAGCTTGTGAAGAAAGCCAAGCAGTAACAAAAGAATTTAGATTATTAGGACACGAAGCATTTTCTTGCGACATTTTACCTTGTACTGGTGGGCATCCAGAATGGCATTATCAAAAAGATGTATTTGAGGTAATTAATGAAGGTTGGGATTTAATGATTGCACACCCACCTTGTACTTTTTTAGCAGTAAGTGGTGCAAGATGGCTTTATAATAAAGATGGTAGTGTAAACGAGGAAAGGTTTTATAATCAGAGACAAGCACTTGATTTTGTAGAAATGTTAATGAAATCTAATATTAACAAAATTGCTATTGAAAATCCAATTAGTGTTATATCTTCAGCAATAAGAAAACCTGACCAAATAATACAACCATATTTGTTTGGGGATTCTGCAAGTAAATCAACTTGCTTATGGCTTAAAAACTTACCTAAATTAGAGCCAACAAATATTGTATCAAAAGGTGAGTTTAAGGAATGGATAGATAAAAAAACTAATAAACCAAAAAGACAAGCAATGTGGTATTATCAAGCATTACAACAAGCAAAATCTGCTGCTGAAAGAAGGACATTAAGAAGTAAAACATTTAAAGGGATTGCCGAAGCTATGGCTAATCAATGGGGAGGTAAAATATAATGGCAATATTTAGAAAAGTCCACGTTACATTTTGGCGTGATGAATTTGTGGAAGGATTAACTCCAGAGCAAAAGTTCTTTTACTTGTATCTTTTAACTAATGACAGAACAACTCAATGTGGTATTTACGAGATTACTACAAAACAAATGTGTTATGATACAGGATACAATGAGGACACAATAAAAAAGCTAATTAGTTTCTTTATAGAGATTGGTAAGATTAAATATTCTGTAAATACAAAAGAGATTGCTTTAAAGAATTGGGGTAAATATAATGACTCAAATAGTCCAAAGGTGCGTTCTTGTATAGAAAAGGAGTTGTTAAAGGTAAAAGATAGAGTATTGATACAGTATATATACAGTATAGATACACATACGCAAGAAGAACAAGAACAAGAAGAAGAACAAGATAAAGAACAAGAACAAGTAAATATAGATTTTGATTGGTTTTGGAATGAATATGATAAAAAGATAGGAGAGAAGCAAAAGCTAAAAAAGAAGTGGAATAAATTAACCGATGAGGAAAGGCAAAATGCGATGAATTATCTTGACCTTTACAAACAATCAGTACCAGACAAACAATTCCGTAAAAACCCAGAAACCTTTTTAAACAACAAATCTTGGAACGATGAAATCATTAACAGAACATTTACCACAAACCATAAACTCTCTTACGCAGAACGAGAGGCTAATGCACTTAGAAATCTATAATAAACTTGAACCAGATGAATTAAAAGTTTTTTCTGCATTAGAAACAATGAGTGTTGGTCGATGTTCACCAATTGAGGTTAAGGAACACTTGAAGACATGTATTGCATTAAGCGGATGCCAAACCCCTACAATAGAGTTGTTTCATTTTTTATGCGAATTTGTTATTAAGAATTACGGTAACTATAAACTAAAAGAATTAGGAGTAGCTTTTGAACTTTACGCAATGGGTAAACTTTCGGTTGACAAAGCGATTATGTTTACCCCTAAATTCTTTGGGGATGTAATGGCAGCCTATAAACCAATTGCTTTACAAGTAAGACAAAAGACCTATGTAGAGCCACCACCAATACAGATACCAAAAATCAATGATGATGAAATTATTGAGGCATTGTACCAAAATTGGGAGAAATCAACTAAAAAGGATTGGAAACTACTTAACATTATGGCTTTTGACATCCTTTGGAAGCGTAAAGATTTAAACACAACTAATTTGTCAAAGGAAGTAGCTGAAAAAATAAAAGCTAAGGTAATAGCTTATTACAAGGTCAATGCCAAAACAGATATGGAATTGGAAAGATTGACCGATGAATTATTTATTAAAAACGAGTGCAAAAGATATTCTTTGTACTTACATTTACAAAACCAACTATGAAACAATTAACATTTATCTACGAATTACTAAAGTTTATGCTTATTAGCGTTCCTTTAGCTTGTATTGTTTATTTAACGGCACATTTATATTTTGAAATAAAAAGATTATGCTTAAAATATTTATAACCATAGCACTCTGGGAATTATTAAAAGTATTATACTACAAACTAATAAACCGATGACAGGATTAGACAATAACATTGAAGTAAGATTGATTTACTTAGATACAAAAGAGGAGATTTGCTTTAGGTCAATAGCAAAGGCAACAAGGTTCTTACATACTGATTACAAAACGATTATGACCTATATGAACCCAATTAACAAAAAACGCTACAAGCATAATGACCGACTTTGTGTTGTTAGATTGAAAAAGTAACCCTAATTTTGCTTTATGCCATTGATACCTTTACCAAAGTTGTTAGAAAAAACCCAAAAGGTAGTTAATGCTTACATAAGGAAAAGAGATGAAGGTTTACCCTGTATTAGTTGTGGGAGTAACAATGGGAATCAAGCTGGGCATTACTTTACTGTTAAAGGTTATTCGGCTTTAAGGTTTAACGAATGGAATATCCATTTACAATGTGCTGGATGCAATATGTTTAAGCACGGCAACCAAGCAATGTACAGAATCGGATTAGTAGAAAGAATAGGAGAAAAGGCAGTCAAGGAGTTAGAGTTTGAAGCAGTCAATAACAGAGTTAAGAAATGGCAAAGAAGTGAACTTTTAGAACTAATTGAAAAATACAAAGACCAATAATGAACATCAACGAAATCAAACCAAACCCAAACAATCCAAGAAAGATTGATGCTAATGACTTTGCTAAGTTGGTTAAATCTATAAAGGATGACTCAAAGCTATTAGAAGCAAAACCTTTAATCATAGATGAGAATAATGTAATCTTAGGAGGCAATCAAAGGTATCGTGCTTGTTTAGAATTAGGCATCCAAGATGTACCTGTGATAAAAATGGCTAACTTAACCGAACAAGAGAAAAAGAAATTACTTGTAATTGATAACACTCACTATGGAATGTGGGATATGGATATGTTAGCTAACAATGATTGGCAATTAGAAGATTTAAGCGATTGGGGTGTAAATGTTGACTTTCTTGTTCCAAGTAATGATGAACCAAAAGCAATAGACAATACTAAAAAAGGAAAGGTTTGCCCTAATTGTGGTGTAACTTTGTAAAACAATGGAAATACAATGGCAGGAATAGATAATTTAGTACATTTTGAGAAAGGGCAATCTGGTAATCCAAATGGTCGACCTAAAGGAGTGCAGAACTCTAAGACTCGTTTACTTAGATTGCTTGAATTAGTACAAAAGAGAAGAAATCCAATTACAGGAGAAGATGAAGAATTTACAGTTCTTGAATTGATGGATATGCAAATGATTAGCAAAGCATTAAGAGGCGACCAAAGAGCCTATGAAGCAGTAGTTGATAGATTAGAAGGTAAGCCTAAACAAACAACCGACATCACCGCTGACATTAAGGGTAATGTGCAAATCACAATAGAACCAGATGCAGATTGTCAACCAATTAAAGATTAAGGCTACACCTGTCTTTTATGCTAATAAAAAGGCATACGAGGAAGGTTATCCTATAATATGCAATGAAGGTGGGTCAAGGTCAAGCAAAAGCTATTCGGTTGTTCAGTTGTTAATTCACATTGCAATAAGCAAACCTAATACAAGGATTTCAATGGTTTCTCATTCACTCCCACATATTAAGCGTGGAGTTTATAGGGATTTTAAAAATATACTTGAGCAATGGAATATCTGGGATGAAAAGGATTTCCGATATACTGATTTCATTTATACGTTTAAGAACGGCTCTTACATTGAGTTATTTGGATTAGAAGACCCAGATAAAGCAAAAGGACCAGCAAGGGATATACTATTTGTAAACGAGGCAAACCTAATTAGCAAGGCTTTGTTCGACCAGCTTTTAATTCGTACAACAGGACAAGCATTCTTAGACTGGAATCCAGCAGACTTTATTTCTTGGGTTTATGAGGTCGCTGACAACCCAAAGAACAAACGCATACATTCAACCTACCTAAACAACATCTCAAACCTTAGCGATAGTCAAATAAGAAACATTGAGCAATACAAAGACTTACCAGATGACTTTATGTGGAAGGTGTACGGATTGGGTGAACGAGGCTCTGCAAAAGAAATCATTTACACTCAATGGAAACAATACGATGAAGCACCAGATGGAGATGTGTTTTATGGATTGGACTTTGGTTATGTCCATCCAGCTGCACTTATAAAGGTTACACACCACGAAGGACAAAACTACTTTGAGGAGATTATTTATCAAAGCGGACTTACTCTTAGCGACCTTTCACGATTGATTAAAGAGAAGCTACCAGAACGTGCGACAATCTATGCCGATGCAGCCGAGCCTAAATCTATTGAGGAACTTTACAGACAAGGGTTTAACATTAAACCAGCCGTGAAAGATGTATGGGCAGGAATAGTAAAGATGAAGTCTTATCCAATAAACTTGCACTACAATAGTAAAAACCTAAGAAGGGAGTTTATGTCTTACAAATGGAAAAAGGATAAAAACGATAATGTAATAGAAGAACCTGTAAAGGCAAACGATGACTTGATGGATGCTTGTAGATATGCCGTGTTTACACATCTAACCAAGCTAAAATTTGAGGTGTCGGTATTTTAGGATAAATTGTCTAACTTTGTTAAAATTCATATATAATGGGATTACTTGACTTTTTTACTAAAAGACAAAAACTATCAACTGTACTACCTCAAATTCCTTTTAACGGACAAGTAGCAATACAACAAGGAATAATAACTTGGCAAGGTGGAGATAACATTAGTTTTGTTCGTGATGGATATTCTGCAAATGACATAGTTTATTCTATCGTAAAATTAATTACGGATAAAGCAAAACTTGCTCCATTCCACGTTTACAAAGTGGTTGATGAAACTTCTGCAAAGAAATACAAAGCGTTGATGAGCCAACCAGATAAGATTGAGAACTGGAAGGAAATGGAAAAGCTACATAAGAAAGCATTTGAATTATACACAAAAGATGCAAGATTAAACGAGTTATTAAAATATCCAAACGAAGAAGATACTTTTGGGGATTTCGTAGAGGCTTGGTGTTCATTTAAGTTAATCACAGGTAACTCTTTTGTTTACGCAAAGATGATTGAAGGTGGAAACAACGAAGGCAAACCTTATGAAATGTTTGTGCTACCTTCTCAATATATGTATGTCTTAGCCAACATTCAAAACTTCCCTCCAACTATTGCTGGGTATCAATTGAATTATGGTCCTTTATGGAACTTTACTAAGCAAGAAATATTACAAGATAAATACTTTAATCCACAATGGAATACTACTGGGAATCAACTATATGGTCAATCTCCTTTGATGGCTGCTGCGAGAAACTTGACTCGTTCGAACGAAGCGAAGACAGCAGCAGTTGCTTCCTTCCAGAATGGTGGTCCAGCTGGAGTTCTTTTTATGAATGATGAACGCTTTGACCCTATTAGTGGAACACAACAAGCACAAGCACTTAAAAGAGCAGTAAGCGAGAAAAGTGGCTCTGCTAACTTTAATTCAATTGCGGTTAGTGGTTACAAAGTAGATTGGAAACAAATCGGATTGAGTCCTGTTGAATTAGATATCATTGAGAGTGAGAAGTGGGATATGAAAGCACTTTGTAATATTTACGGAGTACCTTCTCAATTATTAAACGATGCTGATAACAAGACTTACAACAACCAAAGAGAAGGAGAGAAAGCATTGACAGTTCGTTGTGCGATTCCTTTGTTAGTTGGTATTAGAGATAACTTGAATAGAAAACTACATTCTGATTGGGGATATCGTGGAACAGATATTTATGTTGACTTTGACCCATCTATTTATAGCGAATTAGAAGCAAACAAAGCAGAGCAAGTAGAATGGTTAGATAAAGCGTGGTGGATTGCACCTAAGCAAAAGATGGACATAATGGGATTAGAGATTCCACCTTACATTGACCAAACTGAAATGGAGAAATTATATATCCCTTCAAGTTTACAAGCACCAGATGAGTTTCAACCATTAACATTACCAAATGAATAGCCAAGAGATTATAGATAAGTTATTTGATTTGAAGGTTGACCTAAAAGCCGACCTTAGTAATGTTATTGATGAAGTTTACGCAAAGTATCAAGATACTGTGAATATGTCTTATAGCGAATTAGAGGCTTGGAGTAAGACCGAGTGTTCAAAGTTAGCATCATTAGATAGAAGTCCAATTAATCGAAATTTAAGGCTCTTAAGCACAAAGAAAGCGGATTGGGGTGCAAACGAGGTAAAGTCGGCTAACAGAACAATTAGCTTTGTTAGTAGAATGAAGAATATGGAGCAAGGACAACCTGTAAACAAAACTTGCCCATCTAAGAGGGATATATCCTTAAAGAATTGGGCATATAATCCAAATAAATGATTTGGCAAGACTATAAAAAACTATATGCAAACGCATTAAAAACCTACTCACCTAAGTTCAAGAAAGAACTACAAAGGCAAGTGGATACTTATTGCGATACCCAAGATTTAAACGCAATAAGCGATAAGAAGATAAAAAAGACCATCCAAAACCTACATATAGCAATGGGTGTTAAGATGGCACAAATTGCTGAAAAGAATGTGTCTAAGTCGGTTAAAGGATATTATGGTCCAGAGGAGTTTAAGAATAAACAAACTGACTTATTTACTTATGTAATGTTAACTTATCTTGAATTAAAAGGCTTAGATAATATAGCAGCAGAGATAACTCAAACAACTAAAAACCAAATTCAACAATACTTAATAAGGTCTGTTGATGAAGGTTTAACGATGCAAGAAACAATCAAACTATTAAGAACGGCTGGTATAACCGATTACCGAGCAGAGATGATAGCAAGAACCGAAACAGGCAGAGCAGCGAACATTGGCTCAATGGTTGGAACGGCTGCAACTGGTCTTGTAACTATGAAGGAATGGATAGCTGCGAGGGATAACCGAACAAGGCGAGTGCCAAGAGATATGTTTGACCATTATAATATGGATGGTATAAAAGTAGCTTACGATGAAAAATTTAATGTTAAAACTAAGAATGGAGGTTTTGAGCAAATGTTGCATCCTTGCGACCCAAGTGGAAGTGCTGGGGATGTTATCAATTGCCGTTGTACGTTAGGCTATGAAGCGGTGCGAGGAGATGACGGAAAGCCAAAAAGGTTACAAGATAACCCACCGAGAGGCGATATGGGTTTTGTTTGGAATTTGATAAATAATGTGGCTTTGATGCAAATTTCTAATTTAATAAGAGATTTGTTAGCAGATTAAAAAAAATTAATAACTTTGTTATATGAGTAAGATTGAAAACAAAAGC